GGTTCACACGAGGAAACCACGCCTTCTGGTGGAAGTATCGTAGGGCTAGAAGTACGTGAGGACGGGCTTTATGGCGTCCCTGAATTTACCGAGAAGGGTAGTAAGGCGATTACAGAAGGCGATTACCGCTATCACTCACCAGAGATTATCTGGGACAGCAACAAAGGGTATCAGCATCCGACCACAGGAGAACTTATCTCCGGTCCGATGATTGTTGGAGATGCGCTGCTGCACGCGCCGCATTTAGGCGAAGCCGCCGCGCTGTATTCTGTTGAACCTGTTGGGGCAACCCAAGAAAGGAATAACGATATGGACGAAGAAATCAGAGTACCAAAGAGCCTATTTGATCGCTTTACTGCATGGCTCGACAAGCGCACCGAGGAACCCGCACAGGAACCGCTCGCGTCCGTTGTAACTGAGTTCAAGGTAGAGGAAACCGACCAATTCAAGGCAATCCAGGCTGAGCGCGACCAGCTCAAAGCAGAGAAAGCCGCAATCGAAGCCGAGAAAGCACAGGCGGCACGAGTGGACAATTTCGGCGCACAGCTCAAAGAAACGAAAGTTTCTGAAGGCGCTGACATGCTGGCCTCCATGAGTGACGAACAGGCAAGTTGGGTGCTGACTCACTTCAAGGCACTCAGCGCGCAGGTCAACACCAGCGCAATCCTGAGCGAAGTCGGCTCATCTGCGCCCGGTGCTGATAACCCCGCTGAAGCGTTGGGAGCGGCTATCACAGCTCGCATGCAGGAGAAGAGCTGCGACTACATCACCGCATTTGAGGGCCTCAAGATGGAAAAACCGGAACTGTTCAATATCAGTTTCGTCAAAACGACCAAAAAGGAGTAGAGACAATGGCAACTTTTGGCAAATACGAATCTATTCCAGGGCTGACAGCCACATCAACCCTGGCGGCATCACAGTACAAGGTAGTGCAGCTTTCTTCGACCGCCGGACAGGTCAAGCTCGCTACCAGTGGCACATCCAAAATCATCGGCATCGTGCAGAACGACCCGGCGGCAGGTGAAGCGGCAGACGTTGCTTTCCTGGGCGTGGTCAAAGGGGCTGCTGAAACCTCTGTAGCGGTTGGGGATAAGGTAACGTCCTCCTCAACCGGGCGGCTCAAAACCACCACCACAGACGGCGATGTCATCCTGGGCACTGCCCTGGAAGCATCCGATACCGCCGGTGACATTATCCGCATCGTGGCTGTACCCGGCCTCTTCTACGCTGCATAAGGAAAGGTGAAAAATGGCTAATCCTACAATTAACGATGTTCAGGCCGTTGAGCCTATCCTGACCAACCTTCTGGTTGGTTACAAGCAGAGCGATAGCCGCTTTGTGGCCTCCCGCGTGTTCCCCGCTGTAACAGTGGATAAGGACTCGGGAACTTACTATATCTTCACCAAGAAGTACTGGTTCACCGACGAAATGGAACGCCGCGCACCCGGACAGCAATACGCCCGCGCAGAGTTCGGTATCGAAACGTCCACCTACAAGACCGATCAATGGGCGCTGTCTTACCCGATCGCCGATGAAACCCGCGCCAACTCACAGGTCCCGATGGACCTGGAGCAGGTTGCAACCCGCTGGCTGGCTCAGAAATCCTTGCTCCGCAAAGAACGCCAGTTTGCGGCTGACTGGATGATTACCGGCGTATGGGGTTCAACCGCGAGCGGCTCCTCAACCGCTGGCGCTGCAAACTACAAATGGGATAACGCTTCATCCGACCCGGTGAAGGATATCCAGCTTTGCAAGCGCACGATCTCCAACGACACCGGCGTGGACGCCAACGCAATGGTTTTGGGCTATATCGTCCATACCCGCCTGACCAACCACCCCGACATTCTTGACCGCATCAAATACACCACGCAGGCCAATCAGGGCAATGTCGAGAGCGCACTGGGCGCACTGTTCGGCGTATCCAACTACCTGGTTGCAAAGGCGACCTACGCCAATATCAACGAGGCTGACGACTTCGCCTCAACCGCAATCATCGACGACGACTGCCTGGTTACGTACATCGCCTCTAATCCGGGGCTGTTCGAGCCTTCCGCTGGATACACCTTCAATTGGGCTCCGGGCGGCGGGACGGGCGTTATCAAGCCGGTGTTCCGCGACGAAGCCAACGACAGTGACTTGATCAAGACAAAGGAGCAGTGGGATCAGAAAGCCGTTGCAACGGACCTGGGGTATATGCTACTGGACATCTGTGACTAGGAGGTGAATCATGCCTAAAATCCAAAACTCACCTCGCGGTCTATTCCTCAAGAGCAATATCCAGGTTGACAGCGGCATCTATCTCACCAGTTATTCCGCCTCCAATGCGCTGATCTCCGCCAATACAACGGGTGCAATCCTGCGCGGCGGCGTGCGTGTCTCGAACAAGTCCACTGCCACGATTACAGGCAACTCAACTGGCGTCGTGCTAGCGGGTGGGCTGAAGTTGAGCAACGTCGCAACGATTACCGCTAACTCGACCTCGGTGAGCTTTCCGGCAGGCATCAAGCTGTCGAACAAGTCCACCGGCACCATCTCGGGTAACACAACCGGTATCGTTGTGCAGGGTATCAAGGTCGGCGCGCTGGCGGCTTACGTCACCGCAGACTCAACCGGAATCATGATCGGTACTCGCTACATCTCGACCAATTCCACGGGGAACGAAGCCACCTAACACGTTCACCGCGAGAGCCAGCGAAACCAGGGCTCCCCTCCTCCTCACCTGGACTTTCGCTGGCTCTCGCGGCGGGCGTACCAAATTCACCGCCCGCCAGGGAGAGGACCGATGGCAAAAGAAAAACTCTACGGCGGCACGTGTTATATCGGCGTGGTTGGTTCCGAGAACGAGATCGGCGAGTGTCACGACAGCATCCTGGGTATTACCCGGCTTCCGGGTGACGAAGGACCGTATTTCTACCGCGGCACGAAGGGCTATGAAGTGCGGCAGCTGCACCTCA